CTCCAAGTGTGCTTAGTGAGTATGTATAATTGTTGTACTCACTAGGGACAGGAATGTTGTAGTATTGGTCAGCATTGTTAAATGTCCAACGGTCTGTTGTCTCATTCCAAATAAGCTCTGCCTCAACATCATTACCACGATTAATGATAATACCTGCATCTTGAGTAGGGTCGGTTGCCCCATCAATGTCAGAGTTAATGTTAATGATATTATCAGCAAGGTCAATTTGCTCCGTGTTGATAGTAGTGACAGTTCCATTGACAGTTAAGTTACCACCAATAATAACATTGTCAGAGAATGTTTTCTCTCCGCCAATAGTTTGGTCACCACTAGTTCTAACAACTGTGCTATCTACAGCAACAGCATTTGCAGATACAGAGATACCATCTCCTTGGCCAACACTAAGGCTCCCTCCTGTGGTTATATTACCTGTAAGACCATTACCCCCAACAACAGAGTAGACAGTACCAAATCGCACCCAATCTGTTCCGTCATGATAAAGAGGATAGTTATCACTAGAGTTAAAATATACAAGTCCCTTAGCTCCTGTAGGAGATGTTGCAAGCAAGTGAAGCTTTGCGTTCTGTAGCTCTAAGCTACCTAAGTCAATATGGTCAGCGTACTTAATTGCCATTTTAGTTTAATGTTGCTGTTCCGCTAGTATCACCTGCGAAACTGATTGTTATTTGGTTTAATGAGTCGTATGTTATACTGCCCATGATATTGCTATTTGCAGAGTCAATAACATTTACAGCAGGGTATTTATTTAAGTTGTGATTTATGGTCCAACTAGCAGCGCTAACACCTTGGTAGTGTGTATGTGTCTTGTCTTGAACGACAGGACTCCATGTTCCGTCACCTTGCAGGAAATAGTATTGCTCACCACTTGCAGGGCCTGGAACAAATCCCGATGCTCCACTTGACGCAGGTGGTCCTTCCTCTGTGTAGTCTACAGCACCTGTAAAGTTGGCGTGACTATGTATACCATCAGCTTTGCTGTTCCAATTTGAAACATCATTAAGCGTAATAGAACCTGCAGGGGATGCCGTAAAGACAGGGTCAACCTCTCTACCTAGCTCTCCTGTTTCAATTTGTGACTTTCCTAAGTCAGCATCACCCTTAGGGTTCTTAAACTTTAAACTCATTCGCAGTCAGAAGTATTGTCAAAAGGGTCTTTAGAATAAAAGACACTTCCGTTGTAAACATCCTCATCACTAAAAATATCATTATTGCTCTCCTCTGCTTTAGCCTTAAGAGCTGCATCAGCTTTAATAAACTCAATGATTCTTTTCTTGAAGTATTCTATCTTAGAATCAATGGTTTCTGTAAGCGCATCAAAAGTATATTGGTTGCTTTTAGTCTCCTCGCTTTTGTTGTACATCACATTACTACGCAAAAAGTTATACGCAGAACGGACAGAATATAAACAAAGTATGTATTGTACTTGCTTAAATAGATTTTGTTCACTACCTTCGCTTAGTGCTTGTGTATCAACCTTAGTTGTTAAGTCATCGTACAACGATGAACCTAGTAAATCTTGAATAGAAGTAGACTGCTCTAGCATTATAAGCGAGTGCATCGCACGGCTATCTATCCGCTGTGGAAGCGGAAAGTTATCATAAATGTAGCCATCATTAATAAATAGAACTGTTACCATCTTACTCCTCTGTTATATCAGTTGTGTTTGCACCCTTGATTGATTCAAGGTTTATTTGCTCTTCTTTAATTTTGATATCAATCTTATCATAACCGACAGTCGCAAGGATGCGATTAATCGTATCAAGAAGAATTTGTCTGTTAGGTAGCGTCTCTGTCGCTCTAAATATTTGATAAGCTGAGACAAGTTCGTTCCCTGTTCCTCCGAGTTTACCGCTAACCATAACCCCAAACAAGGTAGGGCTAGTAACATTATGAGCAGTAAGGATTTTAGCGTCATTAAGTCTTGATAATACATCTATAGTTTTGTCTAGGTTTTGTACATCTAGAGGCGTAAACTTAGGAGCATCTTCTTCTTTCTTTACCCAAGAGACAACAAAGTTGTCACCTTCAGAACCTGTAAAAGATTCTTTGAATTTTAAATACTCTTCTCGCTGTTGCTCAGAAGACATATTACGACCAATAAAAGTAGCTAGAACCTTTGGAGTAAAGCCATTTGCAGCTGAGTTCTCTATGTGTTTTCCGAATTCATAGTCTGCAGTAATATAGTGGTAAGCGGAAACATAGGAAGCAACACCATAGTAGTCGTTCCCTGAATACGGGTTTTTAACATACAAGATTTGTTCTCTGCTCTTTTTGTCAAATTTATCAAAAGACTTTATTTTTCTAGGTTCGTTGTGTTGAACTGCATCTGCACCAATTCCGAAGAATCGTCTGATAATATAATCTGTTACCTTGCCTTGCTCGTTAGGTTCTCCTGCACGAACACCTTTGATATCTAAAGATGTTAGCTGAACAATTTTAGTATGAGCAACATTCCATTTTACTAAGAATGCCATTGAGCCATGTAGCTCGTATTGAAAAGCAGCATGCATCATTACATCGTGCAAGCCTGCGTGTTTGCCTGAGCAGTTTTTTATAAATGCTGCAATCTCTGATTGCTTAGGCTTAGACTTAAAAGCGTCTGTGTTGTAGTCAATGCCTGTTCCCGAAACCATCTTTGATTTCTTTGAAATAATTCCTGCGTGTACAGGAGATTGTTTAAGCATCTTCTCTATGATAATAGGAAAGTCATCGCTGTTACCGAACTTAATATAATTACCCTCGTTCGTTAATCCTAGCTTATACTTACCGCTGAGGTTCTCTATAGAACGCTCTAATGCATTTGTAGGCACAGTCGTAGCTTTTGCTACAGAAGTGCTAGATGCAAAGTATTCAGTGATTGAGTCAAATAAACCCATAGTTCTGTTTTACTAATTTACAATTATGGAGTGTTTGTTACCATCTTAGTAACATTGTAGTATAAAGAAGAACTGTCGCTATTTAATCGCTGTCTAGTCGTGCTTTGACCTAATTCAACTAAATAAGATGAGAGCTTCTCTTCGCCTATATATACATCTAAAACACCACTTCCATAATCACTGTCGTCATTATCCGTTAGGTTAACAGACAGCGTAAGGAAATCAGCATTCTCTCTGAAGTTAACTAAAGTGTCTGTGAAAGAAAGAACATCGTTGGTGTCAGACTTTGTAATCTTGACATCGTATTGGCTATCAGAAGACATGTTTGCCGTCTTAATAACAGAAATATAATTGTTGTTTCCTATCTTTAGTTTCTTCATAATATAAAAAAAGGGGAGGGAAATCCCTCCCCCTGATTAGTTAATCAGTTAAGATTAAAGAGCTTTAATAGCAGTCCAAAGTGCAGCGCTTACTCCGTAAGACAAGCTGTTCTCTTCTCCTGTTAAAGTCAATTGGTAACGGTTCTTGTCGGTACGAGCAGCACCTGTAGCACCATCAACAGTTCCTGCGTACAATCCGAACTCAGTTCCGATAGCATGTACAGTTCCTGCAGCAGTTTCTACAATAGCTACCATCTCACCACCACCTGTAGCAAGAGTGTCAAGGTCGTTACGAAGTTGGGCGCTCATACGAGCAAACTCAACCTGTACAGTTGGTACAGCAGAAGCTGAACCATCAGCATTTACAGTTTTAACATCAGAGAAGTTAGAGAAACCATCTTTGTTGTTAAACCCTAAAGTAAGAACCTCAGCAGCAGTGATAGTTGTCAAGGCAGTTACACCTGTAACAAAGTCAAACTGAGCAGGAGAAGTTCCAACAACAGCAGCAGCGTACTCAATCTCAGGAGTAGCAGCCTCAATAGCGCCGTCCCACTCTGATTTTTCCATTAATTTGATGGTCTTTAAACCACCAGTGAAATTCAAACCACAATCATAAGTCATGTCGTTCAAATTTGTAAAGTCAATTACACATCCAGGCATTTTCTTTTTATTTTAAAGAGTTATAAGGAGGGGTTACCCCCTCCTATAAAATTATGCGAAGTTCTTAGCGTAAACGATTTCCTCACCTTTAAGGTAAGAGAACCCTAGCTTGAACTGACCCCAAATGTTGTCTGTAGACTCTTTTGCTTCGTACTCCATGTCAATTGCACGGTTGTCATTGTAGTCATCAGTCAACATAACCAAGTTCTCAGGTGCAGAGATGAAGAACTCATTGTCTGCCAAAGAAGACAACAATACTACTTCCATGCCGAAGTAGTTAGGTACTCCACCCTCAATGATACCTTGAGGAGTTGTAGTATGCTTATCAGCAATAGCAATTTGGTAGTGTTGCATAGCTTTAGTTCCAACAAAGATTGCAGGACGCAAAGCACGGTCAGCACCGCCATAGATTTGAGATAGCATTTCAGCAGACATTGCTTGGTAAGCACCTTCAAGGTGAGTCAAGATGTTTGCGTCAGTTAAGACAGCGTCAGTATCGTAATCAATTACATCAGCGTCAGCAGCCATTTCAGTAGTCAATTCAGAAGCAGCTAATTCAAGAGCTTTCTGAGCAGACAATTTTGCGAAGTAGTCAAATACCCAATCCTTGAACTCAGCGTCCATAGTCTCAGGGTTGTGTTGACCTTTCTTCAACAATACAGAACGGTAAGTAGTCTCAAGAACATTCTTACAGTTTTTAAATGCCCACTTGTAAGTAGATACAGTCATCTCTTTCTCGTCAATAGACGCAGATGATTGTGGGTCAAAAGTACATAAGTCAGTGCCAAAAGTCAAAGAAGCATCAAAGATAGGTACTTGAACTTTAGATTTTACACCATCAATAAGGCGGAAACGCTCCAATACAGCAGCGCTCTTCACCATAGAGTCAATAAATAAATCGGGAGTGCGGTTTCCCCAATCTAATGTAGCAACAGTTACAGCCATTTTTTTTAAATTTATCTAGTATTTAAACTAATTTACAATTCTTAATATAATCGTTTGCCAAAGAAGCTGTCAATCATGCTTACCTTGGTCTTGTTAATTTG